TGAAAATGATAAATGGTTTGGCTTTATCTGTGGTCTGGACCCGTGCGAGACGCATTGGGAAGAGGGGCATACTCAGCCGGTAGAAGGGTGCGAGGAATGCGACCAGTGGACCGATGAAAGCGTTTGGATTAAAGCAAACCCGAATATTGGAATCTCCGTAACGTGGGAATACCTGCGTACTCAGGTAGCGGAATCCCTGGCGATGCCAGCGCAGGAGAACATCGTCAAGCGGTTGAACTTCTGCATCTGGACACAATCCGCGACTCGCTGTATCCCGATGCAAAAATGGGATGCGTGCGGCGGTACGATTGACCTTGCGAAGCTGGAAGGTCAACTCTGCTGGGGTGGCCTGGACATCGGCGCAACGTCAGACTTCACCGCGTTCTCCCTCTTGTTCCCGCACGATGATATGGAGGTTATCGAGAAGCCTCTGGACTCCTCAAAGCCGGATGGGGAAACCAAGCAATTCCTACGCCGGTCATTTACCTGGCTGGTTTGGTTCTGGCTGCCCGAACACCCGGTCAAGCGCGACTCGCATATGGAGGAAACGATAGCACTCTGGAAAAAGAAGGGGGTTATCCGCACCACGCCAGGGGAAGTGGTGGACTACGATCAAGTGCTTCTGGACATCATCGAAATCGTCAAGCCATACTCGATTGAACAGATTGCAATGGACCGGGGCTTTCAGGGTTCGCAGATGTGCAGCAACCTGCAAAAGCACTTCGGGGAGGACAAGGTAATCGAGTTCCCGCAAGGTATCATCAGTATGAACGCACCTTGTAGGGAAATGATAGAACTGCTTATACTGAAGAGGTTACATCACGAAGGGAATCCCTGTTTGCGCTGGCAAGCGTCCAACGTGGCTGCCGAGCAGCGCGGCGGCTTACTCAAGTTCAGCAAAGAACATTCCACGGAGAAGATTGACGGTATTGTATCGGGGGCGATGGCGCTGGGCATGGCGATGACCGCCAATTTAGAGTTGCCGTCAATCTCATTCATTTAGGGGGGCTGACCTGTGTTCACAAGTGTTGATGTGGGCCTGGGGACCGGGGAAAGTCCACCGGCCATACTGGACCGCGAAACCTCGGCGGAAGGGGTAGGCCACTACGCCGCCGCATCCTACGCTTACCATCTCCTTGGTTACGGGGAAGCGTGGCGGGAACGGATCACGCCGCACACGGCACTGACTTACTCGGCAATCTGGGCTTGCGTGCGAATTATCTCACAGACTCTTGCTTCGATTGGCTGGCATGTGTTCGAGCGGATGGAACGCGGGGCCAAGCGGCTGTCCATCAATGACAACATTGCCTGGACACTGGGAATGCAGGCCAACCCGGAGATGTCGGCGTTTGAGTGGCGGCAGGTCATGCTCAAGGACGCGCTACTGTGGGGCAACGGCTACAGCGAGATAGAGCGCACCAACGGCGGCAAGGTACTGTGGCTGTGGCGAATTGACCCGTCGAGAGTTTGCCCGGAGCGCGACGAAAACGGCAGGCTCTATTACCGGGTGCAAAACCAGATGGGGCCGGATAGTTTTCTTGACCCATCCCGTATGTTTCACCTTCGCGGTATGGGACCAGACGGAGTAGTAGGTTACAGCGTTGTGGAAATGGCCCGGCGCTCCATCGAGTTGGGGCTACAAGAGGAGCGGTTCGGCTCGGAGTTCTTCAAGCGTGGTCCCATGCCCGGCGGTATTCTCACGTCTCCAACAAAACTGAGCGACGAGCAGACCAACAAATTAAGGGAATCGTTCCAGCGGGTTTATGGTGGAATGGAGAACGCGGGCCGTGTCGTGGTCCTGTCCGGTAACATGGCCTTTGCGCCATTGACCCTGCCCAACAATGATGCGCAGTTTTTGGAAAGCCGGACATTCCAGGTCAATGAGATTTGCCGCTGGTTCGGCGTTCCACCGCACAAGCTGGCTGAACTCTCCAAGGCGACTTTTTCGAATATTGAGGAGCAAGAGCGGGCCTTTGTTGCCGACTGCCTTTTGCCGTGGGCGCGGCGGATGGAATCGGAAGCGGATATTAAGCTCTATGGATCGGTGACAATGGGCAGGCGTTACACGCGGCTGAACCTGGACGCGCTCCAGCGCGGCAACAGCCAGACCCAAACCGACACCGTGACCAAGAAGGTCATGGGCGGACTGATGACTCCAAACGAGGGCCGGGCGTACTTCGACTTGAACCCCGACCCGGCAGGTGATGTACTGATAACTCAGGGTCAAATGATTCCGCTGGAACGGGCCATCGAGGAGCCAGAGCCGCCACCGCCGCCACCGGAGCCGGTAGAGCCAGAAGAGGAAGAGGAATCAGAGGACGAAGAGGAAGACACGGAGGAAATGCCGGAGAATATTCGCCGTCCGTTCCTGGCAATGCTTGAGGACACTTACGGCAGGCTCTTGCGGGTGGAGGCGGACAAGGCACGCCGGGCCGCGAACCGTGGCGAGTTATCGCGCTGGGCAGAGGAGCATTATAACCGCAAAGAGGAAGTGCCGGAAGTCGCGGCATTCCTGCGCCCCATCATTGAGGCAATGGCGCTGCTGGCACGCCGGAAGAAAGACGCAGAAGCCCTGGCCATGAAACTGGCGCGGTTGCATGTGGCGGCCAGTCTGCAAGACCCGTCCCCGACATCCCTGGCGAATGGCCGCTGTACGGAACAGGCGGCGCGACACCTTAACCTGATTTGGGAGTCTATCCATGCTGAAGATTAATATTCGCAACGAAGTGGCCGAGGTCTTACTTTACGACATGATTGGGGAGGACTCTTTTTTCGGCGGCGGTATTTCCGCGAAGACGTTCCGCGACCAGGTCAAGGGGATCAAGGCCAAGACCATGAACCTGCGGATTAACTCCCCCGGCGGCAGCGTCACCGAAGCCTCGGCCATGCTCAACACCCTGGACGAGTGGAAGGGCCGGATTGAGGTGGACATTGACGGCCTGGCGGCGTCTGCGGCGTCGTTTATCGCAATGGCCGGGGATACGGTTCGCGTGGCAACCAACGGACTGGTAATGATCCACGACCCGATGGCGGGAGTGGTGGGGAGAGCGGATGACATGCGGCGCACGGCGGATTTGCTCGACAAGGTACGCGAGCAGATACTTGATGCCTACGAGCGTAAGAGCGATGCGGGCCGGGAGCAGTTGGGCGCATGGATGGCGGCGGAAACGTGGTTCACGGGGCAGGAGGCGGTGGACGCGGGGCTTGCCGACTCCGTGACGGAACCGCTACGGATGGCCGCGTGTGCCGACCCCGCGATACTGGCCAAGCTGGGGTACAAGAACGTACCGGAGACGGTGCTGAAAAATACCGCAGCCGAGATAGAGCGGCTTGAGGAAGAAACCAAACGGCGGCTGGAAATTGCCGCGTCACTATAAGGACAAATTATGACAAAAGAGGAACTCCAGAAAAAAGCTGATGAAATGATTTTGGCAGCTGCAAAGGAAGAACTTCGCTGGTCTGCCGATGATCCCCGTCGTGATCCAGTTCAATGGAAACGCGATCTGGTCAAAAAACTGTGGGAAGAATTAGAGTTTGATATTTGCACTTACACCTAAAAGTTTTTAAGGAGTTCTGATTATGGCAACCAAGATTTTTGTTAGTTACAGCGGCAGTGTGCTGAGTTCCGAAAAGAGCAAGCTAATCCAAAAGCAGATTGCCGATGCCCTTTGCGTCTGCCCGGAAGATGTGCTTGTCCTCCCCGATGTGTCGGGCGTTAGCGTCGTGGACGTGCCGGACACCATGACCAAGGCGCGGGAAAAGCAGGAGGCAAAACAGGAGGTCAAGGAAGCCGAGAAAGCAAGTGAGAAGGAAGCGGAGAAGGAAGCTCACACGATTTATGGCACCTATGGCGTTCACAAGGGGGAATAATGCCCACGGTTCTTATTACGGGGTCAAGCGGTCTAATCGGTTCGGCCTGTGTGCGCCATTTCTCGGTGCTGGGCTGGGAAGTTTTTGGTCTTGACAATAACGCCCGCGCTGGTTTCTTTGGTCCTGATGGGGACACCACGGCGACCAAACGACGGTTGAGGGATAAATACGGGTTTGTTTCCTGGCCTACGGATATACGCGACGTGGGAACAGTAAATCAGATTGTAAATTCTGTAAAACCCAATCTGGTCATTCACGCCGCCGCGCAGCCGAGCCACGACTACGCGGCAGCGCATCCCTTTGAGGACTTTGAGACGAACGCACGCGGTACGCTGAACCTCTTGGAAGCCGTGCGGCAGCATGCGCCGGAAGCGGTGTTTGTGTTTTTATCGACAAACAAAGTTTATGGAGACGCGCCCAATTCAATGGCACTTGAAGAATTGCCGACACGCTACGAATTGACCGGTATGGGGAATTTTACGCGAGCTGGTTTTGATGAGACGCTACCCATTGACCAGTCGCTACATAGCCTCTTTGGTTGCTCCAAGGCGGCAGCGGACCTATACACTCAGGAATATGGCCGCAACTTCGGGATGAAAACCGTCTGCCTCAGATGCGGTTGCTTGACGGGCAGCGCACACGCGGGGGCCGAGCAACACGGCTTCCTGGCGTATCTGGCCAAGTGCTGCCGGGAGGGGAGGAAGTACCGGGTATTCGGTTATGAAGGCCGACAGGTTCGAGATAATCTGCACAGTATGGATATAGCAACAGCGTGTCATGAGTTCTACAAAAACCCCAGGGCCGGGGAGGTTTATAATCTTGGTGGGGGAAGGGCGAACTCCATCAGTATCCTTGAGGCAATCGCGGAGATAGAGAAGCGAGTTGGTAAAAGGATGGATTGGGAATATCTGGATTCGCCAAGGAAGGGCGACCATATAGTTTGGTTGACGGATTACAGCAAATTCCAGTCGCATTATCCGGGGTGGCAGGTGCGGGTTTCCTTGCCGGAAATCCTGGATGAGATTTGCGGTTAAACGCAAAAGCCCCGGCATTTCACCGGGGCTTGTTCTTTTCCCCTCAGTATTACGATTTTCAAATTCGTCATAATTACCTTGACTGATTATGACGAATGGCGTAATATTTATTACGAATAGAAAACCTGTCCCATAGGGACGGCAAACCAATACGACAATTCCGCCAGCCCTCATCGATGGCTGCCCCGGATAGGGCATCCATTACCTTGAGGGCTATCATGTTCAATCTTGTCGATCTTCAGCAAGAACTCACTCACAAAATCATCAGCGCTAAAGAAATCGCCGAGAAGCCGGGCAAATCTGACCCGCCCCGGTCGATGACCGAAGATGAAATTGCCATCTTCGACAAACTGGAAAATGAAATCCAGGACTTGAAACGGCAAATCGCTTCCATCGAGGCAACCAACCGCCGCCAAGAGCAGGCAGCCAAATTGCTTGAGAATCTTGAGCGACCAGCAGGCCGGGTGACGAGCGCCGATCCACCGGCCACCAATAGCACGGAGACAGTTACTAAACTTTTCCGCATTCCGGCCACGGCCCGACGCTCTGGCGTTCTCCGGGCTTTCAAGCCAAAAGTGGGCGAATCGCAATCGGAATGCGACCTTCGCGCCTACCGCGCGGGCATGTGGGCCAGAGCCGCAATCTTCCGGGACCAGCGGGCAACCCAGTGGTGTATCAACAACGGCCTGGGGCTGGACCTCAGGAACGCCATGTCCACCACCAGCAACCCGGACGGCGGCTTTCTGGTCCCCGACGAAATGAGTCAGGCCATCATCGACCTGCGGGAAGTGTACGGCGTGTTCCGGCAGAATTGCCGCGTCTGGCCAATGGGCAGCGATACGCTTTTGATTCCCCGCCGCGCCGGTGGCGTGACGATTGGCGCTCTTGGGGAGAATCCTTCCAGCGCCCCCACACAATCCAACCCGACATTCGACATGGTTCAGTTGGTGGCCAAGAAAGCAGGTGGCCTGACCATCCTTTCCAGCGAAATCGCCGAGGATGCGGTGATTGACTTGGCAGACTGGATTGCCAATGAATACGCCTACGCCTTCGCCTTGTTTGAGGACCAGTGCGGTTTCACTGGCGACGGCACCAGCGCTTACCTGGGCATTCGCGGACTAACCAACCTGTTCACCGAGGCGGGGAATCTGGCCGGTGCGGTTCTGGTGGCCACGGCCACGCACAATACCTTCGCGGAAATCGACGTGACGGATATTTCGACCATGATGGCCTCACTTCCGCAATACGCCAAACCGATGGCCAAATTCTACTGTTCTTCGGCCTTCAATGAGTTGGTTTTCAATCGCCTCAAAGCCGGTGCGGGCGGCAACACGGTCCAGACCCTTCAGGGAACGACCGGGGACAACTACCTGGGCTACCCCATCGTTATCAGCCAGGTTCTCCCGGCTGGCGTTGCCACCGACTACGATGGTTTGCCCATGTGCTTCTTTGGCGACCTGAACAAGTCCAGTTCGCTGGGCGACCGGCGGCAAGTGCGAATCTTCCCATCTGCGCACCGCTACATGGACCTGGACCAAATTGGCATCCTGGGGACGGAGCGGATCGACATCATGAACCACAATATCGGCGACACGACCACCCCCGGCGCCATCGTCGCACTGGTAGGGAGCAGCAGCTAATGGAATTAGTCCGGCTTAAAGTGGTGACGGCATTCGGCAGCTACCGGGTGGGGAATGTCATCGAGCGTATCCCTTCGGTAGCCAAGACCATGCTCTTGATGAGATGGTATGGCCGCAAACTGGTGGAGGAGTTGCCTACCCAAATTGCGGCACCCATTGAAACTCCGGTGGTGGCGCAAGAGTCACCACCCATTGAAAACGACCCTGAACCGCAGCCGATTCAGGCTGAACCGACCCGCTTCAAACCAAAGTACAAAAAAAGAGGATAACCATGATCCATGCACAAAATACCAAGATCGTCAGCCTGATTACACCGCAGACCGTGGCCACGAACGCCACCGCGAGCGGCACGGTGGATTGCGTTGGTTGGGACTATGCCGAGTTGATCCTGCACCTGGCAACCCAGACCGCTTCCAACGTCGATACCACCATGAACGTGCAGGAAGGCGACGGCACCAGCTTTGCGACTCACGCGGATTTGACAATGACCACGGTTGCGCCGGATACGTCCAGTCCACAGGTTTACAAGTGGATGCTGGACCTGCGCAAGCGAAAGCGGAATTTGCAGATCAATTACACCTCGGTAGGCGCTGCCCGAATCGCTTCTGCCGTGGCAATCCTGTCCAGGGGCGAACAAGCGCCGGACACGGCAGCGGAACGCGGCGTAACGGCGCAAGTGGTGGCGTAAGCCGCAGAGTGGGAACTAACTTTGCCAGACGAAAGGGGGAACTGTTTGACCGAAACCACGCTCGATGCTCCACGGATTGTTAAAAATGGTTTTTACGAACCAACGCAACCGCTTCGGCTGAACCTGGGGGGCGGTGGAACACACCTTGCCGGGTTCACCGTTTACGACCGCAAACAGGGGAAAGAGGTTTACCCGCTGGATGTGCCGGACAATTCGGTTGAGGAAATCGTTGCCTCGCATGTCCTTGAACATTTTGGCCATCGGGAAGTCAGCACCGTCCTTGAACACTGGGTTTCCAAGCTGAAACCGGGGGGCCGAATCCAGTTAGCGGTCCCCGATTTTGAACTGGTAGCCAGGCTCTACCTGGAAGGCGCGCCGGTCAACGTCCAGGGCTTCGTGATGGGCGGCCACGGCGATAAGGACGACCACCACGGTACGATTTTCGACCGGGAGGCCTTGACCGAATTGATGCTAGCGGTTGGCCTGGAACGAATCGGCGGCTGGACCTCGGAAGCGTTTGGCTGTGCAACCGGCGAATATTCGCTCAATCTTCAGGGCTTCAAGCCGGTTTCTCCAATGAAAATGGTGGTCGGCGTCCGGGCGGTGATGAGCGTCCCCAGGTTCGGGCCGCTCATGCACCCGCGCTGCGCAGAGCGGGCGTTCTTGCAGCTTGGAATCCAGGGGAAAAATACACAGTCCTGTTTTTGGGCGCAGCAGATTTCCAACCTCATGGAAGAGGCAATCGCTGACCCTGAGTGCCGCTATGTGTTGACGATGGATTTTGATACGGTTTTTGGTACGACCGACATTCTGGAATTGTACCGGCTGCTAGAGGCGGTGCCGGAAGCCGACGCGGTTATTCCGCTGCAAAGCAAACGCGGCAATAAAGACGTGCTAATGAGTCTTGCGGGCCGGGAACCTGGCACGGTGAGGACGGCGATCTCCGCCGCAGACCTGGAACGGCAGCTCTTACCAGCGAACACAGGCCATTTCGGGCTGACTCTTTTCCGGGCGGATTCCCTGCGGAGATTTCCACGGCCCTGGATGGTCCCGGAGCCGAACAAGGAGGGCATGTGGAACGGTGGCCACAGAGACGCCGATATTGATTTCTGGAAACGATTCCGCGCCGCCGGGTTCAAACCCTTCCTGGCTCCGCGCGTGGTGGTGGGACACCTGGAAGAAGTAATCAAATGGCCGGGCAAAGACCTGAAGCCGGTGTTTCAGACCACAACGGATTATGAGGAGTTTGGTATTCCGGCAGAAGTGGCAAGGTAAATGACGATTCAGCAATACACCCTGGAACAAACCGTTGCCCCTGCCGAGGAACCAGTCACGGTGGATAAGGCCAAGGCGTATGGCTGGATTAGTGGCGGGGATGATGACGTTTTGATTGCCGAGTTGATCCCGGCAGTTCGGGAGGAGTTGGAGGGTTGGACCGGCTTGCAATTAGTGACGGCCACCTGGAAGCAGTATTTGGACTGCTGGCCGTGTAGTTCGTGCTGTGAAATCCGACCGGACAAAAGCCCACTCCTTGCGGTTAGTTCGATTACTTATGTGGACACAGCGGGGGACACGCAAACATGGGACAGCAGTCTTTATCAGGTGGACGCGGTATCGAGACCGGGGAGAATCCGCCCTGCCTATGGGCAAACATGGCCTTCAATCCGAAACCAGATGAACGCAATCACGATCACGTTTACGGCAGGTTTTGGGAACTCAGCGGCGGTCCCGTTCAAGCTGAAGCAACTGCTATGGCAAGCGGCCAAATACCGCTTTTACCACCGGGACGAGACGAATGAAAATTGGCTGGCGGAATTTCTTACCAACCATTCTTACGCGGTGAAATGGATTCGCTAATGGCCAAAGACAAAACGCCGCCGCTGATTCACCGAGTCACGATCCAGGAGGATACCGGCACCGGCGTAAATGCCAGCGGCGAGCATGTTCCGGTCTGGACGGCGTTTGCCACGAACCTTTACGCCAATGTGGAAATTCTGAGTGGCCGCGAACGGTTCACGGCGCAGCAGGTGGTGGCTGAACTGGACGCGAAAATCACCCTGCACTGGAAACGGGGATTGCACACGGGGATGCGGGCCAGGTGGGTGGACCCGGAGGAGCGGAGAACCCGGTACTTTAATTTCTCTTCGATCACCCCGGCCCCCCAGGATGACTACGACTGGAACGGGTTGGTAATTAACGCGGTGGAAATTCCGCCACCGGCTGACGAAGCGGGGAATCCTCCATGAGCGGCTTTACCGTCAGCATGAAAATGGAGATCAAGCAACTGGAAGCGGCGCTCAAGGACGTGAAGAAGCGGGCAAAGAAAGCGATTCGGACGGGTGTTACCAAGGCGGGCCGGATACTGCGAAGAGAAATCAAGGGGCGGTTGCCAAAAGAAACCGGATTGATGCGCAAGAGTCTGGCCATGACGGTCAGGACATACCAGAGCGGGACTGTAGTTGCGGTGGTTGGAATCAGGAAGGACGCCAAGCAACAGGTAACACTCAAAAAGGTATTTCGGTTCAAGGGGCTGAAGCGAGTTCTAATCAGGGAGCCAAAGACCAAACAGATGCAGCGCAACCCCGCCAAGTACCTGCACCTGATTGAACTGGGCCACACGGGCAAGGACGGGCGGCATTTCCCCGGCAAGTTCCCGATTCGCCGTGGCCATGAAGCGGCAAAGGGCCAGATGGAAACAACCATTGCCAACGAACTGAAAACAGCAATGGAGAGCGGGACGGGTAGCAAGTGATCCGCAAATTTTTAAGAGCCTGGTTTGCTGCCGAGAGTGCGGTTACTGCCATCCTAGGGAGTTCTCCCTTGCGACTTTTCCCCGGCACGGCCCCCCAGGGCGCAGCCTTTCCGCGGGCGATTTATCAGCAGCAGGGCGGCGAGGATATTACCCAGGTCTTGACCCAGGGCGGCGATGTGTGGACGGCAGAATATCAGATTACCCTGACGGACAAGGGGCACAGCGGCTACGAGAATTTGCGGACACTGAAGGCCGCGATTATCGGCACTCCGGCTAACCCCAAGCTCCACCACTATTCCGGCACCTTGGGGGGGGTGGAGATCGTCAAAGCGAAGTTGGAAAACGAAATCGACAGCACCACGCCGCCGGAGGAGTCGAGCGACAACACAATCCACGAGGTCTTTTTGGACTTTCGTTTTTGGTACGTCAGGAGTGAATAATGCCAAGCAAATCAAAAGTCGGCTTTGACTTCAAACTGAACAAGGGGACGGTGACGCAACTCACCACCACCTATGCGGAAATCTGCAAACTCCGCATGGGCCGACTGCCGCCGATGGAGCGGGAAATTGTCCGCGTCGATGAGTTGCACGATGAATGGAAGAAAATCCTGGCGGGCAAAAAAAAGCTGGGCGATTTGAACTTTGAAGCCTTGCTCACGGAGGACAATTACGAAACCGTGCTGGCTTTGTTCGATGAAACGCCCGGTGCCGATCCAATCTTGCTGGAAATTGAGTTCCCCACCGAATCAGGGGAAACTACACCGTTCAAGGTTCGCTTTTCCGGTATCTGCAAGATGATTGACGGCACTGAACTAAACGCCGAGTCCACCACGGCAGCAACCATCCCGTTTACATTTGAGGGCAGCGGGGAACTGACCACCGTTCCCTCCACTTAGTGAGGTAATTCGTGAGCAATCTGGCAAGTGAAATTCTGGACCAGTTCAAGGCAAGCAAAACGCCACTGCAACCAATCAAGGCATTTGGCCACGACCTGTTTATCAAACGGCGGTCGTTTGGGGAAAAAACCGCAGGCGATGCCCTGTCCTTAAAGGAAAACGGCGACGGCAAAAAAGAAGTGGACCAAAAACTCTGGGCCGCGTCCGTGGTCGTGACCTGCCTGGTTGATGCCGATGGCCAGCCGGTGTTTTCCGCCGACCAGTTGGAGGCAGTGGCCGGGCTGGACGAATCGGAAGTGGACAAGGTTTTTCAGGCGGCGGCAAAGTACAACGGCCTGGACCGGGAAGCGGTGGAGGAAGCCCGAAAAAACTGATTGGCTTTCCGCTGCTGCGGTTCCTGTTTCGGCTGGCTGGACACCTGGGCAAAACGGTAGCGGAGTTGATTTCAGGCCAGCCACAACCGCTGGCGGAGAGCGAGGGGCTTTACTGGCTGGCGTATTCGGAGTTGGAACCGTTCGGCCCGGTCCAAGAGGATTTCCGGGCGGGGCAAATCGCCAGCCTGATTTACAATGCGAACCGGGGCAAGGACAGCAAGGCATTGGGGCCGGAGGCGTTTTTCCCATCGCTACAGGAACCGGAGGAAGTCAGGCAGGAGAAGGACAGGGCGGATCAGATTTGGAAGGCAAGGATCGCGTTTGCCCTGATGAAAAATAAAGCGCGGCGTGAGAAAAAATAATCGTGGCAAAAAACATCGCATCCCTGGCGGCGCAAGTCAGCGCCAATATCGCTCCCTTCGAACAGGGGATGACGCGCGTCCAGACCACGGCCAAATCCACGGCCAATGCGGTCAACAGTACCCGGATGACGGCGAATCTGGACACGGCCAAGGCCGAGGCACAACTGGCCACACTCAAGGCCAAGGCAGCCAAGCCAGTGGTTACGCCAGTCATGACCGCCGGGGCAGATGGGGTTCGCACAGGGTTAAAAATGCCGGGTGGATTGAATCCGGCAAATGTGTCCATTGCGGTCTTGTCGGCATCGGTGATGCGGGCGGTGCAGCAGAGCGAAGCCGGGAAAAAGATGATTGAGCGGATTGACTCCCTCACGCAATCCTTGATTACCCCGGCCTTGCGGGTTATCACGCCCCTTTTGGAACTACTGGCCCCGGCTATTCAGTTGCTTGTGCCGCCCCTGACGGAAGTGGCGGAAGGGGTAGAAAACCTGGCAGCGAAAATCCAGGAGTGGATCAACAATATCCCAGGTGCCAACACTCCGGGGGCATCCTCCACGCTTTCCAATATCGGCCCGCGAGTTGGTTTGGCTTTTGTCACGGCTGGTTTATCCGAGGCGGTAATTGCCGCCAATCGGTTAATCCAGATGACTTCTGACCAGCGGCCAGCATCGGCCAGCATCGGGGCGCCAGGTGGTCCTACGTTTGCATCGGCCATGACTTCCATCATGGGGCTGGCCGCAGCAAATACCCAGACATTCCAAACAATGCAAGCATCGCTTCAAAACCAACTCAGTGGCGGCGGGTTTGCGGTTCAAATGCAGCAGATGCAGCAGAATTTTCAGAATCAAATACAGCCGCTACAGCAGCAGTTGCAAAATTCCCTGAACAGTTGGAACCCGGCAGCAACGGCGATTGCCTCCCAGTTACAGGCTCAGATTCAGGTGTTGCAACAACAGCACCAGACCCAGGTGCAAAAACTGCAAGCGATGAATCAGGAAGTGCAAGCCCAACAGCGAATAACCCAGATGCAACAGCGAGCGGCTCAGATCACGCAAGGCACGATCTCCCCGATGCAGAATTTTCAAAACAACATCGCGGAAATCAACCGTCTTCAGGGGGCGGGACTGTTGGCTCAAGGCGCGGCAAACGCGGCCATCGCCCAGCAGTGGCAAAACCTGCAGGCGACCTTGCCCCAGGCTCCAAACGCGGGACCGGCGGCGCTACAGGAAGGCACCACGGCAGCAGTACAGGCGATCCTGGCGGCGCAGCGGCAACAGCAACAGCCGAACCTTCAAACGCAGATGCGGGATTTTCTTCGCCAGATTGAGCAGCGGGAAGCAACCCAGGTAAGCCAAAATGAGCAGATTATCAAGCAGTTGCAAAACCTTGGCGTGTTGAACGTGGGCCGGGTTAGACCCAATTAAGAAGGGAGTAGCCAGCTATGCCCTTCGGCCAAATTTTTGAAACAGGCCCACGGAGTTCCAACTTTCGGGCCAGTGAAAATGGGTTGGTCCGGGAATACACCCGAATCTTTACGGTCAAGATGGACCTTCCCGCGCTGAGTGGCAACGAGGTTTTGGAGACGGTCGGTTTGCCGCAGGAGCTTTACCCGTACCTGACCAATACGACCAATGACCTTGGCTCTCTGGTACGCTCGCGGATACCGACCCAGATGGACCAGGCGGGGGTGTTCTGGAAAGTGGTGGTCAACTATTCCAGCGAGGGACCAAGGCTGGACCGGCAGGAACCTGACCCACGGCTAAGACCGCCACAGATTGAGTGGACGTTTGAAAAGTACAAGGCACCGCTGGATAGCTGGCTTTACCACGACGGCTCGAACTGGGTGGAAACCAAGGTGGTCAACTCGGCAGGCGATCCGTTTGACCCACCGTTTGAACGCGAACGGTTAAGGCTGGTGTTGGATTACCGCCGTATTGTGTCGGTGCATGACAAGGAGAAGCAATTTGCTATCGTCTCCAAGCCGCTCAACAAAACCGCCTGGTATGGGTTCCAGCCAAGGAAGGCAAAAGTTGAGGATTTACGCTACTCGGAATACGAGGAGAACGGCACGCTCTACTGGCGGGAGAACTGGCTTATCAAGATGGACGAACAGGGTTGGGACATTTCCGCCCTGGACGCTGGCTATTACGAGGTAGTCGGTGGGGTGCGACGATTGATTACGGATGAATACGGCAGACCGTTCCAGAACCCCAGCCTGTTGAACGGTAGCGGAGCGAAGTTGGCAGTAGGAGCGCCCCCGGTTTTTCTTTCCCGGCGGTATCTGGAAGAGACAGAATTTAACGATTTCAACATTCCATAGGAGCAAGTTCGATGGGCAAAATTACTGAAGATATGACCTTCACCGGGAATGTAACCTTTGGCGCCCAACGTCTTCCCGGCTGGGCCAGAAGCGAACTGGCGCAGGATGATTTGAAGGTTTACCCGATTCCGATGACCTCCTGGCGGGTTCACGATGCCATTGAACAGCCACTACCGGGCATCGGCAACATCGAGGCGGGGGTTATCCCCGTCTCTCACTACTGGACACCCGACAGCGCCGACGATACATTCTTCGTCGCGGCGGGCCGGGCCTTCCGCGTGGTGGGGATTGTGGCTTGTATCGAGGTGGCTGGCACCGATGAATCTGCCGTCACTGCCACGATCAAGAAAGCGGCCTCCGGCACGGACATTGCCAGCGGCACGGCGTTGCACTCTTCGACCATCGACCTGAAGGGGACGGTCAACACCAACCAGAGTTTGACCCTTTCCACCGATCTGGACATTCCCAGTGGGACGCGAATCGGCATTGATTTCAGTGGCACATTGTCCGCCGCGCGGGGTTGTGTAACGGTCCTTTTGGTTCCGGCTCCGTCTGCCGATGATCTGATGATTTCCGGGCAAACGTTTGGCAGTTCTCAGCCGCTTATCCGCACCCCGGATCAAGATTCGCTGGGCGCACAAACCCGCTACGCTCGCGCTCGAATCCGATTGCCGATTGAGTACGTTGCCGCCCAGTCCGTTGCCCTGGTTTTCGGGGCGGGCATGATTAGCAACGCCGCTGATACCTCCTGTACCCTGGACGTGGAAGCGTACCGGATCGACAAGGACAACACCATCGGTTCTGACCTCTGCGCCACTGATGCCCAGAGTATGAACTCCACCTCGTTTACCGACAAGACGTTCAATCTCACCGCCGCCACGCTTGGGCCGGGCGATGAACTGGATGTGCGGATTGCGATTGCCTGCAACGACGCTTCCACCGGTTCGGCGGTGATTGCAGCTTTGGCCTCAACCGATCTCAAGTGTGACGTGAAAGGATAAGCATGGCCGGGCAGGTGGTTGGATTACCAGAGGAGGTTATCCCAAAAATCCAGGAACTTCTGGATTTGTTGCCGATTCTCCGTCTGGTGCGAACGCCGAAGCGACCGCCTGCCCCGTCTGGTCCGAACCGGCAGATTGTCCGTATCAGTTCGGCCACGCTGGACACGACCGACCCCAACGAGGACCGCTACCCAGGTCACTGGTACTTGCGCCAGCAGGAGACCGGCGAGGTAGACCAGCAAGCGGAAATCTGGATTGTGGGGCTGAACGGCGAGAAACTTGAGGAAGGAAAATACTACGAAGGGGACCAGCACGGCATCGCCAATGGGCGTGGCGTGTTCACGGTGAACGCGGTTTGCTGCGGGACAGATGAGGCGATTGTCCTGACCGAAACTCAGGTGGAGTTCGACGAACAGAAAAACAATCTGGTGGTTGACGACGATGTTAGCCTGATTATCGCCACAGGTGACGGCGGATTTGACTTCACTGGGATCACGGCCCCGGACCCGGAAATAACCCAGGTGATTTATTTCCGCAACGATTCCAGCGGGAATATCACCATTACCCACAATGACGGCGACAGCACTGAGGGTAATCGGTTTTTCACCCTGACAGGCGAACCGGCAGTGGTGATTCCGGGCGAGGAATACAAGTTCACTTACGACACGACCAATGAATATTGGATTGTGACCAGCGAGGGGCTTCCCACTACCGGGGAAATGAACACCCTGACCCTGAACCCGGCCACCGATGCCGGGGTGCCGCTGACCATTCAGCAAAACAGCGCCACGCAATCGGGCGACCTATTTATCATCACCAACCATGATGGCACGGTGATTTACAGCGGGGCGAATGAGGACGGGTATATTTTCACCGGCAAGACCTCGGCCCCGGCAGACGGCGACATTAGCAACAGCCAGATTTACTGGTACATGGACGATACCACCAGCGCGGGCAAGGTTCTGTTCAAGGGCAAGGACGATTCCGGGAATGTATTCACGATCACGGTAGCGAATCAGACCGGCATAAATACCTGGACTGGCAGCAACACGATTTCTGGGGCCAGCGGCGTTTTCATTTTCGGCACCACCAGCGACAAGGATACAGCCCCGGAGGGACGGCTCAGAATCCCGACGATCACCACCGAATCCGGTAAACCAACCTGGCCTGGGGCAAGGGGCGAGATAGTTTTCAGCGAACCCGATGACACGCTTTGGGCGTGGGACGAGGCGGAAACCGATTGGAAGGAAATCGGCGACGGTGGCGGTGGTGGCGGCGTCAGCGGCAGCGGTACGGCAAACACGGTTGCGAAGTGGTCTAGCAGTTCCGCACTGACGGATTCTCTTATTACCGATGATGGGGCAACCATCAAAGTGGGGGATAACCTCAATGCCGTGATTGTGGATACGGTAGGGACAATTAACCTTGTGGCGACGGCTGGAATTATCACCGTGGGCGGCAGCGGCGGAAGTGACCAAGTTGGGTTTTTCGGCAGCAATGGTGCGACCAAACCCACGGTATCAGGAAGCAAGGGCGGCAATGCAGCTTTGGGTTCGCTGATTTCCGCTCTATCCAGCCTGGGACTGATTACAGACAGTTCCAGCTAACGACGCAAGGCTGCAAGGATTTCCTGCACCATTGCGGGGTCTCCAATCAGGTGAAGGTTGCCGATGCGTGGGCCTTCAATCTCGTTTGGCCGCCCATCGCCCTTGGGGTCAAGGACCACGACCCAGCCCGGCATCTTGGCGGGAATGCGAGAAATGGAGCCGGATAGCTCTTCCCAGGACCGGGAATCGCCGCGACGTTTGAGGTAAAAACCAGGGTTGGGGGAATCAATCCACCTGCCTTCATAAGCCAGGCCCGCCCCTTGCAGGCGTTCCAGTAATGCCTGGGGAGAATCGGGGGGAGTGGTGGATAGCATCGAGAAAATAGTCACTGCCAGCGTGCCGACGAGCAAGCCCACGGCAAAAGACAAAAGATGAGTGAGCAGCTTTTTCATTTTGGTTTCCATGTAAGGATATTCGGATAGAACCGGGAAATATTGTAGGGATTATTATTCAACTTATGAACCACCGCTCTAACCGTCTGGCCAAACTACTGCCCGTCAAGACCGATCCGCCGGTGTGCGACACCTGCAAGGGGAGCGGGATCGAGACATTTTACTACAGCCTGAAAAACGGGCAGCAGGAAAGTACGACGCGGCGGTGCACCGGGTGCGGCGGTAGTGGCGTGATGAAGAGAGAGAAGAGGTAAATGTTGACCACCAGGCGGGCTATGCGAAATCTGAGGGGAAGCGGTCGCTACAAGGATCGGGGTTCGCCCACGGTCCTGGCCTCGCCCTCGTTTACCGCAGGCTGGGCCACGTTCGGCGTCCCTTTGGCGCAGGGTGATCTGCCTTCTGGCCAGTCGCTCAAGGTGTCCGGGCTGGATACCCAGACCGATGTTAAAACCACCTGGGGCGACGGCAGCGCCAAATTCGCTATCGTGACCTGCAAGCCCACGGGGACAGGTAGCCTCAATGTCAGCCAGGGTAGCCCGGCTACTGGCTCGTTTACCCCCGCCGTTCCTGCCGCCAGCGTCGTCTTTACTGTTTATGACCGGCTTACCCTCCTGGGTGATTACTCGATTACTTCCGGGACTTTAAAGGTCGTTCTGAGCAATGCCGCCGGATCAGGAACAATGGTAGCCGACGCCATTTACATTGAAACCCTGGACGGTTCGGGCAACCCCACCGGCACCAATTACACGGTAGACAACTCTGATGGCTCGCCTGGCTATGTCGAGAGCGGCACCTGGGGCGATGGCGGTTCGGGGTACAAGTCGGCCAGCAATCATGGCGTGGGCGGTTCAGTCCGGCATAGTACCGACGCATCCGCCACGGCGACCTGGACCAAAACCGACCTGGCATCGGGAACGTACCGTGTCAGTGTTAGTTGGGTACTGGTTCCCAATGAAGCGGATTTCGGCATTTCCAGCACCACCCAGGCCAGCTATGAGGTATTCGATGACGACACATCGCGGGGGGAATTGCTCTTTAATCAGAAATGGGACTCCGGCGAGGTTGGTGGAACCACCTTGGGAGACTTCTCTGTCACGTCAGGGACTTGCAATGTCATCCTGGGCAATGATACCGCCGCGTCAAGCGTGTACGCTTTTGGCGAGAGGGTAGCGATCTTTAAAGACGGCGTTTTGATCGCTTCCAAGGATTATAACGATGCCGGGATTACCCTGTCTGGTTTTGCCGGAACATCGGGCTATGCCACGGTCGGTTCGTCAGGCAATGTCTATTTCTCGGCAGCGGCACCTGCTGGTTCTAACACCCTTACCTATCAGTTTACGGGACTGGATTCGGGAACTTACCGGATTGTGGTCTGGTCGATCTGGGGCAAGGGGGGCGACTCCATTGCCAACGGCATCAATGGTACGGCCCTGGCCAGCGATGCCCCCTGGACGGTGAAGGACGATAGCACCAGTCGGGGAACCGTCGATGTCAACCAAAAAACCTGGTCAGGACGAACCAGAGCAATCACGTTTACCGCCACGCTCAATACCTCGGCGGGTGACGATACCTGGCTGGATGGTTCTCTTTGCAAGGAGTGGCGCAAATTCCAAGTGCCTGTGGACGGCTCGGCCAATCCCCACCCTGCCCTGTTGGTCATCTGGGATATACGTTGTTTCAATGACGACTCGGCGCGGGTGCAAGTGACGGTCGAAAACACCTATCAAAAAGCCCGTGTCAAGGAAGTCTATTACGATGTGGCCATAACGGTCGATGGTGAAGAGGTCTTTACCGAAGATGAGTTGGAGCATTTTGTCGCTTGTCGCTGGACCAAGATATTTACGGTCGATCTGACCGAATCGACGGTCACCCCGGACTTTACCCGCGCTCATTCCTCTGCGGCCAAACTGCTACCCAAGTATTCCAGTGACATTGCCGACACTTTTGACCCCGGCTCTTACGGACTCCCTTCTGGTGGACAGGATCGCTGGAAGGTTCTCCGGCCCGGCGGCATTAGCCAGTACAATATGTACACCGGCGACGTGAACTATGTTGGCCCGTTTCCTACCTGGGTAGCGGTCTACCTGACCCACGGAGACGCCGACGCCCGCGAATACATGCTGGAAACCGCCCGCAATTCAATGGCCGCTTACCCAGTGCATTACCGGCACACGGATAATACGATTTATGACCCGGAAACCAATAGTAATTTTTGGCCGGATGCCCGCAACCCTTCAGCCAACACCACGGTTGATTTCGGGGCGATTGTGCGCCCTTCTTTCCGCCATTATTTAGGAGGCGATCAGAGCCACCATCCGCAAGCGGTCTTACCTGCCTACCTGCTGACGGGCGAGCGGCACTTGGCCGATGAAATGGCCTTCTGGATCGTTTTTCAAATTGTTGCTGCTGGCGGCTCCCGTCTGGGTGCAGAGATGGTTCTTCAGTCCGTGGAGGCACGCGGCGCAGGCTGGTCGTTACGAACCGTCGCAGAGAATACTACTTTCCTTCCAGACGACCACGAAGTCAAGGACTGGGGTGAAACCTCAGTAACCAATACCGTGGCCTTCCACGAAGATTATGCCAATGGAGACGTGAAGTATTATCCACAAGACCGCCTCCTGGACGCCAATAGCCCTATTACTTACATGGACATCACGGCGGGCAACGGCAGCGATATTACCGGCGGTATCTTCCCGCAAATATCAGCCAACTGGCAAAACGCCTATGTGGTCTATGGCATCCAGCGGGCCAGAGATTTGGGGCTGGTCAGCGCTTCGGTGGCAGCTAATGCCATGAACCGTCTAACCGCGTTTTCCATCGGTGCCTTCTCTCAGCATGATAGCGGCTCCCCCGACGATCCGGCTCTATCGACGTGGCCGGTATCGTGTAACGAAATGAAGCTCATCAACCAGGGCTTCGATGCGGTCAACGCTGTTTGTACGGACAATGCGGCTTACTTCAAAAACTGGAATGTCTCGACGGGTACGGCGGGAACGCATGTCGTGGTGGGGACTCGCAACGAATCCTATGGCGGGCTGGGGTGTTTGAAGTTCGTCTCCGATGGTTCGACGCTGGCAGCGGTTTATCAGGAATTTAACAAGGCCAACTCCAATCTGGCCGATGCCGGAGGAACGGCGGACACACTGGCCAACAGCACTTCTTATTATCTGGTGTTCTGGCTGAAGATTAGCGAAGCTGATACTACCGGAACCATGATTTTTGAACTGGTCGATGATTCCGGCAATGTCCATAACTCCAACCAGTTCACGGTCAACGTCAATACCTTGACCACCAGTTTTGTCCGCAAGGTGTTTACCATCACCACGGCGACCTTGCCGGGAACCTACCGATTGAGAATACGCTTTGGTACTTCGCCCACTTCGGAGCGAACAATCTATCTTGGACCGATCACGGTCTATCAGGTGCCGGGAGCCACTCGCGTACAGTCCACCGGCTTTTATGGTACGGTGGGTTTCAGCCAGTCCGGTACGATTAACTTTCATGCCACCTGGGATGAACTCTTTGCCGGGGCCATTGCGGGAGGCCGGGCCAGCGCCATGCCATTTCCTTCGGAGAACAACTTCAGCGAACACCAGCTGATTCTGGATATTGCCGAACGGCTGGGATTGTCCGGGGCAACGGATGCGTATGACTTGTGCCTGGCGCATGCGAATTTTGCTTGCCGGGACAACTTTAACTTTATCCGGGGGATGTATGTTTGACCTTCCGGTAAACCGATTGATTCAACCCCGTTTGGCTGAGCAAGCGGCGGCGATATTGCCACAGTCGCAGCGGGCGCAGCACCTTGGCCAGCATTCGCCGCAGGGAAGAGGTTTTGGACTGAGAAACCGTCTTGCGAGTATCCTGGGACCACAAGGGAACGTAATCCGATTGCTGGGGAGCCAGAGCAAACGGTTCGACATCGGCGGTCTTCCTGGCCAGGACGGAAATCATGGTGGGCAGGGAGTTGATAAGCTCCACCCGCTGACCGGCCTTCAAGGGGTCCGTGACCTCGTACCAGGGCGCAGCGGCATAGTCTTCATGGAGCACGCAGCGAGCAATCTCAAAGCCGTTATCGGGGGAGAGAGTGCGAAAAAAGAGTTCGGGAGAGAACTGGTAAAAGCCATGCCCGCACCAGTTATTACACCCGTTGTGAATGAGGAGATGACCACCAACTTTGAGCATCTTCATACACGAAGCCAGAGCAACCGGGAAGTGAAAGACATGCTCCAATGTTCCGGCATCTATCACCGTATCAAACTGACCATGAAGCGAATCGGGAACCGGCTGGTTGAGGTCATGCAGGATAGTTGCTCCCTCATAGTTCGATGCGTCCAGCGAATCAACTTTTTCGGCTCCCAGATAGGTCAAGAGCGGTTCGGCATATTCGGAAGGGGCCAGACCGGGGCAAAGATTCTCAAGGTCATCGGGAACAACATAAAGGTTTTGCCGTCCCAGCATGAGGACACGGCCACGGATGGGGGAGGCTTTCAGAAAGCGGGCGCACTGGATCAGGATTCCCATGTGGTTTCTCGGTTAAGGCGGGCATCGCAATGGAATCATAGGACACACCGGGAGGTTTGGCAATGACCGTCCAAAAACCACCACCGGGAACTAACCTGGACGGCGGCAACCCCAGCACGTCAGGACTCATTGCCTTCTGGCCCATGTGGGAAGGTTCAGGCACAGAACTGGAAGATATTGTCAATGCCGGGGCCAAGTTTGATCTGACCGGCCATAGCTGGACCACGGGCCGCGACGGCATTGAACCGGCGGTGTATCTGGCCAATTCCGGGGGCGAAGGAGTAGGCAGCGGTTACACCAGCGGGTTTATGGATACTGTGGCCAGTTTTTCCGTGATGGTTTGGTACAAGGCCACGACCTCCACCGGAACCGCTGCACGGCTATTGGAGCGCGGGGCTAATGATGACTGGGCCATGAATTTCGGGGATGGATCATTGGTCGTCTTCCAGGATTCAGTCAATGTCATCGGACGTTCAGCCACCACGGATACCAGCGATAACGCCTGGCATTCCACAGCAGTTACCTGGGAAGACAATGTGGCTTTGATTTTGTACACGGACGGCAGCGCCGAAGGAACACCGCCAGCGGTTGGCCCGCGAACCTCTCCCGATGGCAAAAACCTGTTCCTCAATCGCTTCGGTGGAGGCGGGTTCCGGGCCGATGCCACTTACCTTTGTGCGGGTATCTGGGACCGGGCCTTGAGCGGAGCGGAGATTACCACGCTGGCAGCAGACCCCTTTACGCTGTTTGAAGCGGCTGCGGGCGTGACTCTGGTTGAACGAAGATTGATACGCGGTGAACTACGCGGCGTTTTACGGGGAGTGCTATGAGTAAGCTAAAAAAATATGGTGTCGATGCCCTGTTTTTCTTCCCGCTCATTGATGCCGGGGCCAATGATTTTGTCACCGGCCCTACCATTGCGGCGGGCGATGCCAAGCTCTTTACCGACCGGCAAATCAGCACCAACATCGCGGCAGAATTAGTGGCGTTCACCAGCGGCAGCGAGGAGCCGACCCTGGGCGATACGCTGGTAGGGGCGACCAGTTCCAGCGAAGCAACCTTCATGTTTGCGGTGGTGACCTCTGGCACCTGGGGCGGGGGAGACGCGGCGGGGTTTTTGTTCTTGAAGGGTTTGACCGGAGCCTTGCAATCGGAAAACATCAATATTGACGGCGGCACTTCCAACGTCTTGACCATCCCCGGCGATTCGACGGCTGGGCTGTTTGCTTCGCTCGGCAACGGGAACTACGCCCTGGCCCTGACCGCCACCGAAATGCAATGTGCAATGGGGACCATTCACATCATCGACTCGGCAACGAAGGAATGGGAAGACCAGGCGATCCACTTTGAAACCTATGGCCATCCCAGCGCCCAGCACGCGGTTGACCTGGACGATTCGGTTCGGCTGGGCTTGACGGCCCTCCCCAATGCCGCCGCAGACGCGGCAGGCGGCTTGCCAATTTCCGATGCGGGCGGGCTGGATTTGGACGCGATCAAGGCCAAGACGGATTCGCTGACATTCACCGTGGCGGGCGATGTGGATGTGAATGTACAGACCTGGGGCGGCACGGCGATTTCTACCCCGCCAGCGGTCAATGCCACACAGATTTCTGGCGATTCCACCGCAGCGGACAACCTGGAAACAGCCTTCGATGACACCGCCGGACCTGTACCGTGGCTGGGCATTGTGGATCAGGGGACGGCACAAAGCGCCACCGCCACCACAGTTGTTTTGCGAGCGGGAGCGGCGTTTGCGGACAACACGATTAAAGGTTCTACCATCGGCGTTTTGGGTTCCACGCAAGGCTACTGGCAATTCCGTGAGATTACAGCCAACACCCTGGACGATGATGAGGTGGTGGTTGATACCTGGACGGTGACGCCAACGGGAACCATCACCTACAAGATTTTTGGCGGACCTCCGGCGCTGGCGACCTTGCCGGAAGTGAACGTGACGCAGGTTTCGGGAGACAGTACGGCAGCCGATACGCTGGAACTGTTTGCCGAGGCGCTGGACCAGACCACCGGGCAAATTGACAGTGGTTCGTTTGCAGCCGGAGCCATTGACGCGGCGGCGATAGCCAACGGAGCCATTGACGCGGCTACCTTCGCGGCAGACGTGGACGCGGAGATTCTTTCTTATCTTGTTGACGATGCCACACGGATTGACGCCAGCGCCTTGAACACCGCCAGCGGAGCGATTGGCTCCAACGGTTCTGGGCTTACCGAAGCGGGCGGAACAGGCGACCACCTGACGGCCCTGGCCACGGCAGCAGAACTGGCCAAGGTTCCCAAATCGGATGGCACGGCAACCTGGAACGCCACGGCGCTGGCCAGCATCCAGAGCGAAGCGAATGATGCGCTGATTGCTCAAAACCTGGACCATTTGGTCAAGTCGGCGGTCGATACCAATTTTGCCACAACCGTACATCTGGATTCGGTTATCGGGCATCTGGCAGACAACGGCACCACAGCGACCTTCGACCGCACCACAGATTCTTTGGAAGTAATGGGCGCGGCAGCAGGGGGAACGGACTGGACGGCAGACGAAAAAACCGCCATCCGTTCCATCCTGGGTATTCCTACCAGCGGCACTACACCGGAAGACCCGACAGCAGGCATTTTGGACACGATCCGCGATGACACCAGCGAGCTGCAAACGGACTGGACCGATGGCGGGCGGCTGGATTTGATTCTCGACGAGATTCTGGATGATACCGGAACAAACGGCGTGGTGGTGGCGGCGGGGAGTAAATCCGGTTACACGATCAGCGGAACAACCACCACGTTTGACGCGCTACAAACTGCCCTGAACTCGGCCCACGGCAGCGGTTCCTGGGCCACGGCCACGGGATTCAGCACACACAGCGCCACGGATGTTTGGGCGGCGGGAACCCGGACCTTGACGGCGCTGGATGAGGATTCCACGACGCTGGACATTGACGCGGCGGTTCGGTCGGCGGTGGGGCTGGGCAGTGCGAACCTGGACACGCAACTTGGCGACATTCCCACGGTATCAGAGTTTAACGCTCGCACGTTGGCGGCAGCGGATTACTTTGACCCGGCAGCAGATACCGTGGCCAATGTAACGACCGTGGGCAGCGTCACGACCAAGACGGGGTACAAGCTGGCCAGCGATGGCCTTGACCTTGTGGTTCCCGCCGACCCTTCCGCTATCCCGGTTTTGGGAACCGCTTCCATTGTTACCTGGATTGGTTATTTCGGTCTTTGGTCAACGGCAGAAGTAAACTCCACCGATTCGTCAGTCACTTTGCGAAACAGCGCGGATAACGCGGACCTGGCGACACACACGATTAGTGACGATGGAACAACCTTTACCTCTTCGGAGCCTGCCTGATGGCAATAGACACGCAAGCAAAACGTGGTTCCGCCATTGCCACAAGGCGACTACCGTGGTTCCGGCGTTTTATGCCCTTGCCTGATGGGAGCATGACCCAGGCAGACCGGCAACAACTGGCGTTTGTCTACGGCGGCATTCTGGCGGGGGAAGCGGTGCCGGACGTTGGCCCAACGGCGCCGGGTCTGGAATATCGGCCAACCGGCACGCGCTTGCACTACCGACCCAGGGGGGGATAACGGATGAGCATGGAACAGGCACCGCAGCGGTATGAAGTCAAAAAGGGTTCCATTCGCATGGTGGCCGTGGACCTGACAGGCTACCTGGACAGCGGGGAACTGGTAGCGGGTATAACCAGTGTTACGGGTTCTCCTGCCGGTCTGACGATTGGCAACAAGTCGGTCAATACCTCGGCGCTGGAAATCCTTGGGAATGCGGTGGCAGTGGGTGAGGCGTGTCAATTTTCAGTGGATACCTCGGCGGTGACATTTGCCAGTGGAGCCACCAGTAAGGAGTTTTTAATTTCGATCTGGTTTACGACCGATTCTGACCCGGTGCAAACGAACTACGCGGAAGTTTACCTGAAGGTGAGAGAGTGAATCAAATCCTTTGCCTATCGCTTGTTCTCTCGCTTGGTTCTCCCGCCTATCAGGAGAGGGAGGCCGCAACGCTTGCCCTCTCCCGTCTTTCCCCGGAGGCGTATCTGGTGTGGGCGGCAAAGAGTCAGGATGCAGAGATTGCGGCGCGGGGAAGGGTATTGTTGGACGCCCACTGGTGGAAGGTGGCCGGGGAGTTGATGCCGTCGAAGAAGTGGCCGTACCAGCCGTGGTGCGATTCGCTTCCGTACGACTACCCCGGCAGGCATCCGTTGATTGATGACTACCTGGGACGGGCCGGGCAATCATGCCATTCCATAAGCAGCGAACAGCCGCACTGGTGGAAGTACCGACTGGCGACGAAGTACCTGATTTACGACTTGTTGAAAGCGGGAAAATCGCGGCAAGAAATCACCGTACTATTAGATAAGATGGTCGATTTTGAACGCGCCTGGATTTTGCGACACAAGACCAGTTATCAGTTTTCGCATGAACTTTTGGAGGCAGCGGGGGAGTGACAGATTTGAATTTTCCATTGGCTTTTTTAACAATCCTCTCGCTTTGTTTTGCGATGTATGCCTTGCATGAAGCGACCAAGTGGAAAGCGAGAGCGTGGCTTGAAAGAGAAATGAAAGAGTTGAAAAAAAGCGAGGCAGAAAAGATGGAAGAAAAGCTAGACCGTATCCGGGAAATCCTGGATGAAGATGAGGAATAAAAACAGTGGCAGCGGCCAAATAACCCGGCATTTATCAACCACGGCGATAGTGTAGAGGACTTCGCTCATGGACCCGGCAGGAATCGTGGCGATTATCACCGCCCTTGGCGTATTTTTTAATCAGATTGTCAACCACCGTGAAACCAAGCGGAGGCTCGTTATCGTGGAGGCGGCGCAGGCGGAATGCCTGAAACGGGACCAGCAGCGGGAGTTGGAACTGGTGACGATTCGGGCCGAGGCGAAGACCGTAAGCCACCTGGAAGACATCTTGCAAAAGCAGCACGATAGCAACCGACGCTGGTTGAAGTTGGAAATCGACGGTGTGACCAGGGCGATTTACGACACGGAGAAAAGACGGGTGGTTCATATCGAGAAAGCCAAAAACCCCGGCGATACGGTAGGTGACGCATGAAAACCAAACGCTTTCACTTCCCCTCGACCAATGGCGTTCCCACGGCGTACCGCAAGGACCGCTGGCGAGCGGGTTTTTTCACGGGGCTTTTGATTGGCTTTTTCTGGGGTGGGATTTGTGGGTTTTTGGGCGGGCATTTTAACGGCTATCGATATTCGGAAAGCCGGGTGGAGGAAAAAACAGGAATCAACACGCAGGACTGGAAAGCAATAAACGACAGTTACCAGAAACGGTTGAACGAATTAAAGGAGAAGCGGAAAAATGGCTTGCGAAAATGAACTGGCGATATGGCTCACATGGGAGCGGGAAGTCGGGCTTGCAACAGGCCGATTGGAGCGTTCCGAGGCTGCGGTTTTGCGGACAGGTCAGGAATTAACCACAGCCCAGCAGAATGCAGCCGATGCGATAACGCTACGCAACGAGGATCAAGACGCACTGGATGCTGCCACGGCTACCCGCGATCAGGCGCGGCAGGCGTATGAAACGTGCGTCGGGAGTCAGTCGGTTTCAATCCAGATGGTGAAGCTAGGGAAGAAAAAGCCCAAACGCAAGCGGAGAAAGTAATGCAGAAAGTGGTTATTGGGGATTGCACTTTGATTTGCGGGGATTCCGTCTCGCTTGTTCCAGAGTTGGCGGGCGAGGGGATAGATTCCGTTATCACCGATCCGCCATATGAGCTTGGTTTCATGGGCAAAAGTTGGGATTCCACGGGCATTGCCTACTGTGTGGATTTGTGGCAATCCATCATGGATATTTGTCTCCCCGGCGCACACTTGCTTTCGTTCGGGGGGAGCCGGACCTATCACCGCATGGCCTGTGCGATTGAGGACGCGGGCTGGGAAATCAGGGACCAGATTCTTTGGTTGTATGGATGCTTGAGCGAGGACACGGAAATACTTACTGAAAAAGGGTGGGAACCTTACCATAAAATTGAAACAAATAGTCTCGCATTAGGGTATAATACTGAAACGGATTCTTTCCAATGGGAACCGATTCAGGAAGTTGTAACCTATGACTACTGCGATACCGCTTACCGAATTAAATCAGATTTTACAGACCAAATCGTCTCCCGAAACCATCG